TTTCATTCCTCTTCCCTCCCGGTAATGCTCTCGATCATCCTTCGATCATAGTGCATAAACATGCTAATTGCTTTTGCATTGATTCCTTCGTCGTGCATCCACTTGATGATCTTCAACCGCCTGATTGTGACTTCTTTCGTCATGTTCTCGTTTTGCTGGGCAATGACACGCTTGTAAAAGTCGCTCGTAGCCGTTTCACTTGCGCCGAAGTTCTTGGCAATTTGATTCCAGAATCGCCTCTTGATCCGCAGCTTCTCGATCCGCCGGAAGTCATCCATCGACCAATCGCGGCGTACCATTTGCGTCTTTGGCCGATCTTCCTCACTATCGGTCCATGTGTAGCGTTTGAACTGCGGGATGAAGTCAACCGCGACATCATTCCAGACGATCCGGCCTTCGACATCGAAGCTCCAGAAGTTGCCGTCTAGCTGCTGCTTCATCAGGCGTTCGATTGCATAGGTGTCGGTGGTCATTTGATCCTCCCTCGTAATCGGGGCGACCCGTAAGAGCCGCCCCGCTCTTTAGTATGCTGCGCTACTTCTTCTTCCAGGGTGGCACCGCAGCCGTCGCAGGTGCAGCAGCCGGTGCGCCTCCTTCGCACGGCTCGTATCCGGCAATCTCATTCGATGCCTGATAGTTGCCCTCTGCGGGCTTGACCTTCACCGTGATCATCATCGGCTTGTCGTGGAGGTCAGAACTCTCGTTCGGCATCATCACACCAACCGACCTGCAGATGGCCGAGAGCGTGCGCTGGGCAATCTCTTCCGCCGTCTTGTTCGGGTTGTTGAGGTTGAGCCGGTCCATCAGGCTAACGCCTTGGTGCGGCCCTTCGATGATCTGGCAGGTGAGCACCAGCATTGAGCCGGTCTGTGCCTTGGTGGGGCGCTCCTCGCTCTTGGTGATCACGGCCTTGTACTTGCCAGCCGGGATCGTTTCGCGCGGCGCACTCGGCTCCACGACATTCGCATCAAATCCATTCAGTCTCATTCTCTTCTCCTACTTTGCTACAAAGGCTTCGAAAGGGTTGCCGCTCTCAAAGGTAAACGGCAGCGGCTGGGTAATGTTGAAACGGTTCTTCGTCACGCTCGAGGCTTGCGGGAAGCAGATGATTTCCCGGTCGCCTGTGCTGATCGCCCGCTTCTTGTCGCCATCACCTCGAACATAGGTCTTGAGCCGGATCAGGCCCACGAGGTCCACGTTGTCGGTGTAATGCGGCAATGACTTCTTGTGCATGCGCACCGTGTATCTGGCGAATGGATCGAAGTCTGGCAGATCAAGCGTCTCGGTGTCAGCGTGGCCAATGAAGACCACGTTCATGCCGCGTTCGTAGGCCAGTGCGCCAGCCCATTCCCGCACCTGCCGGTGCTTTTCGGCTGCGGTGTTATAGCCAGCGCCGTAACCGCCACCGGCTTGGTTGATGCTCTTGGCCTTTGGATCGGCTGCAACAATCTCATGCTCGATGAGCGTGGCAAGCTGCGTGATGCTATCAATCACGACCGTCTTGAAGTCATGCTCCTGCGTTGCCAGTGCCTCGATCTGATCCAGCACTTCCTGGCTCGATGAGACCAGCGGGAAAAGCATCACCTCGTCATTGCCAGCAAGCGAAGCGGTGCCGTCCTCCGTGCGGATGAACACCGGCTTCGGGAACATTGCAGCCAACGTGCTCTTGCCCATGCCGCCCTCACCGAACACCGTTGCGATTATTGGGCGTTGCCCCACCGGCTTGGACAATGATTTCAGATCAATTGCCATTATTCTGATGCTCCTTCATTCTAGCTATCACTGCATCTTTTGCTTCTGCGTAACGAAATTCTGACAAATACACTTTAGTAGCAGCAGCATTGCGTTCATCAAAAACCGACAAGGCCTTTGCGAATGTGTTATATGGATCACTTTTGTCATAGGTTCGCATTGCGCAAATCTTGCAATATGCATGCTCAATAGGAGTCATCTGATCGTACATTTGACCATTCAATCTCGCCATGACTGCATTAGCATAATAAGACTTGCTGAGTGTTGACATGGCGACTGCCGCCGCTTTTACCGGAGCACTATCAATCAAAGCCATGTGCGACGATGAAATCGCGCAAATGCTTTCAGCATCGCTTCGAAACACTTTGGAACATTCTTCGACGTATGAAATCGGAACACTCCCCCAGCCATTCATCATTCGAGCCAGCACAGTTACAACACTGGCAACTTTAGTCGGCATCTTGAGCAAATCACCAGTAGACCTCCGTGCCGACAAATCAATCTTGAGAGACAGATGATCTGGTGTATTGACACCCCTGGTGACTTGCATCTTGACGCAGACACCTGACATCTTCACAGCGTGAAGCCTGTGCTGGCCGTCTATCAAAAAGCCTTTATCGTTGAATGCAATTCCTTGGTGAGTACATTGCCAGTTGCCTTGCTTCATTTCAGAAGCAAGCTTCACAATATGTGATTTCCGCAGTGCTCTATTGCCAGAGTTGAAAGACAGATACTCTTCCGCTTTGTCAGGCGTGATGATTTCAATGATTGTTTCCATATTCCACCTCCTTCATTCCGAGTAGTTTCATCGCGTCCCGTATATTCTCAATCGCAAGATCGATCTCACGGTTGCGATTGATGCTGCCCCTAGCTTGCATGATGTGATCGCGTGCGTTCTGCAACGCATCAGCGACAGAGTACAAGTCCAATCCCGGGATCATTCCGACACCACCTTGACGCCGATCTTTCCCGGCGTTGCCGTGATTGCCTTGGCTGCGATGGACCAGAGGTCAGGCCGCTCTTTTGCCAGCCATTTGCATCCGGCATCGTCCACTTCGATCTTGACCTTGATCGGCCAAGCCTCGGCGGGCATGTCGTGCTTGACGGTCTCCCACACGCCCAAATCAATCTTGCGATAAATCGGCTGGGTGAGTGTCACCTTGTACGGCTCGACCTTGTGCGTGATTGCGCCTTCGGTCTTGGCGTCCAGTGCCTGGGAGATTTCTTCTTCGATCTTGATGCGGGCCTCTTTGGCTTCATCCTCGCGGCGTTTGGCTTCAAGCCAGGCCCCGCAAAGGCCCGTGATGTTGCTGCTCATTGTCAGCCTCCTTTTCTCTCAACGGAATGGCTTATTGCATATTTCTGAAATGCGTGCAATAGAAAAAATTGCAATCACCAAGCAGGAGACTGACCAATGTTATCCATCGAAGAGATTCGCGTCCGACTTGCCGGGGCTGACATTCCGGAAATCGTCAAGGCGACCGGCCTTTCCTACAACACGATCAAGGCCATTCGGGATGGCGCTCCCGGCGCTCGATATGAGACGATAAAACTGCTCACGGAGTTTTTTGAAGGCCGCGCATAAATGACCATCATAGCGAGCATCAAGCAGTACACCGAACTCGGCTGGTATCTCGTTCCGATCCCGGCAGGGCAGAAGGGGCCGACATCTTACGGCTGGAACCAGAAGGACAAGGCGCTCACCGGACAGGGTGCCATTGATTTCTACTCAAGAAATTCAACCTGGAATGTCGGCCTCATCCATCAATGGACTGGAACTTGCGCGATCGACATCGACCACATGGAATGGACGCGGATCATCTTCGAGGGGCTGGGTCTTGATCTTGATGCCTTGATGGCATCAACCGCCAGAATCCGGGGCCGGGAGGGGCGAGGCAAGCTGATCTTCCGCGCCCATCGGGATGATCTATCCCGCCATTCCATCGCATGGCCGAACAAGGATGGCCGGGGCAACACGACCGTCTTCGAGTTGCGCGGTGGGCCGGTGCAGGATGTCTTGCCGCCGTCGATCCATCCCGACACGATGCAGCCCTATGTCTGGGAAGGATTGCCCTTCGATCAGATTCCGATCCTGCCGCGTCAACTCCAAGTCATGTGGGACGAATGGGACAAGTTGCGCCCGCAAATGATGGACCTATGCCCGTGGAAGGTTAGGCCTGAGTATCAAGCCCCGGTTCGGGTTCGGGCACCTAATCCCGGCACATCGGTCATCGATGCCTATAATGCGGCGCACAATATCGGCGAGTTGCTGGTCAAGTATGGCTATCGCCGCACCGCACCGAATCGCTATCTAAGCCCGAACAGCGGGACCAAGCTGGCTGGTTGTAACGTCTTCGACAACAACACCGCTTTCAGCCATCACGGTTCCGATCCGTTCGGCAACGAACACGCCTTCGACTGCTTCGAGCTTTACCTACAGTTCGAGCACGCCGGGAACATGAGTGCGGCGATCAAGAACGCAGCCCTCTTTCTGAACATCACGACCGATCCAAGCCATGAGTGGACGCCCGAGAAGCAAGCCGAGACTGACCACGGCAAGGCGGCAACTCCCGGCGTGCTGCCTTCAAAACGCACCACCACTGTTACGCCAGACAATCCGCTGGCATCTATCCCGGCGCACCTGCTCTCGATCCCTGGCGTGCTCCAAGACGTTGTGCGGTACTACGAAACAACCGCCATCAAGACGCAGCCGCAGTTTGCCGTGCAAGCCGCTATTGCCCTTGGTGCTGTTGCAATGGGGCGGAGATGGACAACCAGCCAGCGCAACTTCAGCAACCTATACCTGCTCAATATTGGCGAGACTGGTTGCGGCAAGGAACACGCCAAGACAGTCATTGAGGCCATGCTTGATGCGGCCCAGCTAGGGCATCTGCTAGGGCCAGCCGGTTACACCAGCGCCAGCGGCGTCTTCTCGGCTCTCATCTCCCGGCCCATTCACGTTTCCGTGATCGATGAGTTGGGCCGCACGCTCAAGAGCGCCGCGAATCGCTCGATGCAGCACAAGGCTGATAGCCTCACCGCCATCATGGAATGCTTCGGGCGGCAGGATGGCGTCTTGCGGCCACAAGGATACGCCACCATCGGCCTAACCAAGGAACAGGCAGAGGCATTCGAGAAGGTGATCAGAAGGCCGTCCTTGACGCTCTTAGGCATGTCTACGCCATCGGAGTTCTATGGGGCCATCTCAGGTGGCGACATTGCGTCTGGCCTCTTGAACCGCTTCCTTATCGTCAAGTCTGAGATCGGCGTTCAGATGAGCCAGGAGCGGCGGATCGTGCCGATTGGCGACCGCATCATTGGATGGCTCCAAGAACAGGCACAGGCGCACTCTGGGGCGGGAAACCTGACCGGCACCAATACCTATGACATGCCGCCCGATCCCGTCGAGGTGCCCTTTACAAGGCCAGCAATGGACATCCTGCGGGACTATGAGGCCGAACTGGTCGGAGCGATCAAGGGCGAGAACGAAACCGGCCTTGAGGCGATGTACAACCGCAGCCGCGAGATTGCCATGCGGATCAGCCTGATTGTCGCTAGGTCATTGCTCGAGACCGAGATCGGACCTGAGCCTATGCAATGGGCGATTGATTATG